AGAGTCAAATCGCGCACCGGCGCGGATATACATAGCAAGCGTTAAGCCTGCTCCAAGGCCTCGGGCGTTCATTCGCCCGGGGCCTTTTCTTATATCTCCTCGCCGTCCTGTGTGACAAAACGGATTTCGACTGTGCAGCCGAGCGCAGCCGCCAACTCCGTGATGTCTTTTTCAGTAAAGTTCCCGCGCGTCATTTTGTTGGACAGGTTTTGCCGCGTCTGCCCTGACGCCTCAGCCAGATCGCCCATCGTTATTTTCTGCCTTTTCATGATCAGGCGAATCTTTTCGGCAACAGAGAGTCCCATACTCTCACCTCCTCACTCGTACTATACACTAAAATGTGTCGCTTGTCAAAAACTTTTTTACGATTTCCACGAAAAAATGTAAAATAACCGTTGACAAGTGACACGAATTAGTGTAATATAGTTCTTGTAAGGGAGAGGAACAAACCTCTCCGGAAAGGAGGACAGGCCGATGGACAAAGCAAAAAAAGAAGCCCTGCAAGAGCTTCTGAGGTTGCTGGCTGATAATCCCGATTTAGCCGACCGGATTACAATCACCATCAAACCTAACAGCAAGCCCCAGCAGGGCGAACGCCAAGAGACCTAACCCCGGCGCGAGGGGGAGCGGAAAAGCTCCCCTCCCCCTCAGTATAAAGCGTCGAGTGTGAAAATACAAGGAGGAACGCAAGATGAAGATCAATATCACCGATGAAATCCGGCAGGAGATTTTGGATACGCTCAACAGAGATACCGCAAAGGAATACTTTGAAAAACTCCGCGACACGGAGAAGAACCCTACTCGCGGACAGGTTTACGCATACCGGAGCTGGGAGCAGAGCACGGAAGACCGAGCCGATATGTTTGAGGTCAGAGCGCTTCCATGGGGCAGTCAGATTAAGGACGGCGTGATGAAAGAATTCGTTGCTGCATTAACCGCAGCTGATATTGACGAGATTATCGTCACAGATCAGTCAACCGCGCTCATGGAAAGTGTCCACGCCTTGGTAGCCGAGGGCGCATATCTGGAGGGCGTCGGAACTGTTACCCGCGATCCACTGCACGATCCATCAGGCCGCCGCGAGGTCAAAGGGCTGGTATTCAGATTTTGAGAAAGGAGCGCCGACAATGAAAAAGCTGATTTGTTCTACTTTCCGCGAGGGTTACGGCATCGACCAGATCCGCAGAACGATGACGGCCGGCGAGCTGATTAACTTCCTCGCCCAGTACGATGAAGATACGCCGGTCTATCTGAGTTTTGACAACGGCTACACCTACGGCGGCATTACCGAGGGCCGCTTTGAAGAAGACTATGGGGAGGACGATGACGATGAGTAAAAAGCTGGATCGTAGCAGCGGCGGCATTGAGATCACCGGTCACAAGGGAACGTGGTACGTCATTGACGAGGGCGATTATAAGATTACCCCGGACGTGGACGGCAAACCGGAAACGCTTACCGCACACCTGTTCCTGCTCGAAAGCGAACTTTACGGCGACGAAGCCGCGTGCCTGATTGTCAACGAGGAAAAGCAGATCGTCTTGGAGGACGTTTGGAACGGCTTCGACGATCTGGAAGACGCCGGCTGGGAGGAAGTGCGGAAGATTGAATGCCCAGTCTGCAAGGGCGAGTTTCTGCGGGAGGACATGACCTTTACGCGCGACTGCCACGGCATCACTTTCCGGCTGGTCTGCTTCGGCTGCTACGAAAAGGTCATGGCAAAAGGCTACGACGGAGCATATTACACCGAAGCAGACGAATGTATTGAGGGGGACTATTGAGCATGAGAAAAATTACTGTCTTCGACTTTTGCAGTCAGATTGGCGCGGCCAGCGATGAAATCCCCGTTGTGGTGAAAGCCGGTATGCAGGAGATCGGCCACTTCCGCAGCTTATACAAAATCCCAGCGCAAGCGATGCCGGGAGTTCTGGAAGCCAAAATCACCTATGTTACCATGGGCCGCGAAGAAATCATCATCCAAGTCAAGTTGAAAGACTACAACGCCAAGTTGTAATTGCATGACCGGCTGACCTATCGGCACGACGGGGAGAAAGGACACGATATGGATTACAACACTATGAGTGCTACCGTCAAGGGGACAACCTGTGAGGGCGAGCCTTTTACCGAAAGTCTCACATTTACCCTCGTTCCCCCCACCGACAACAAGCACTACGGCACAGGCTACTACATGACGGTTAAGACATCAACGCAAACGCTGTTGATTGACGTGCGCTACGAGCGCACCACTGACATTGAAATCCTTGCCGATAGATGGATTAAGAGTTACTACGGCGAAAACGCGCAGGACATCATCAAACAGTTCTGAGAAAGGAGAGATTTCTATGAACGAGAACGAAGCCAAGACACTGATCGAGCGTTTTGCAGAGAAGCAGCAGGGCGGGCATTTTGCCTGCCCCCGCTGCGGGAAGATGGCGATGGACGCGGAGAGCGTCACCCGCAACGCACTGAGCCGCAGGGCAACGGTCCATATCTGCGATGCCTGCGGCACGGTGGAGGCGCTGGAAGACATGACGGGGGATCGGCGGCCGCTGACCGCATGGGCTATCGTCTCCGCGCCGGAGAACTGGCGCATGAGGAGGCACTACTCCGCCGCAGCGTGGGCGCGTGAGCAGTACACCGACCGCTGGAATGATTGCCCGTACTTTCGGGATATGGTCGAGCGCGGTGAAATTCCAGCGGATTACATCGGTCGCCGTACCGTCATGATCCACGCGCCAATCAAAGGGACTGTGCTTTTGACCGAGGGCTATCATTTCACCGTGGACGATGAAGAAGGGAGACAATACCTGTGAGTAAATCTTGGACGCCCGAGGAGCTGGCCGCTGCCAGTGCCGCGATGAAAGCGGAGGGCCACATGAGCTACGAGGATTTCTGCGCCGCGCCAGTGTTGCGGCTGGAACACAGAGGCCGCGACAGCTGGGGTCGCCCTGTCTACGAGTGCGACGGTCAGCTCTATGTCGATGTCGACCCGCGCCGGAGCAGACCGGCCGACATCTGCACGAAGCAGGGCAACGCCTTTGACGGTGAGCCCTGCGACCCTGTGCCGGAGGGAACGATCATTGAGTTTGTTCCAGCACGGGACACATGGGATTTCTAAGGAGGACTGACAATGGATTACATCAAGCGTAGCGTTGTGGTGCAAAAGGTGATGGAAACGAAGTGGGAAAGCGGCTCTGATGGAGCGGCGGCTATGGAAATTGTTGCCGCTACCCCAGCCTCTGATGTTGCCCCTGTGACACACGGGGAATGGATTGAGGACGACTACGGTTATAACCGTTGCTCCGCCTGCGGCTGGGAGTGGGACGAGCCGGAGGCTGTCTCTCTGTACTGTCCTCATTGCGGCGCAAAAATGGAGGAGGGTGAAATTGATGCCTGAATACATTGAACGTGAAGCGTTACTGCTTCGCATTGATTGCCATGGCACGAACAAATTTGGTATGCTTGACGAGAATATAAGAGCTTTTGTCAACGCACAGCCCGCCGTCGATGCCGCGCCTGTGGTGCACGGGTTGTGGATGCCTGTTTATGAAAGCGAAATGACCGGATGGGATCCCGCAGTTGCAGGACGCGACCCGATCGGCGGATATATCTGCTCTGCCTGCAAAGAGGAAGCTGTTTACGACTGCAACGACAAGTTTGTTCTGTCGAACTACTGCCCACACTGCGGGGCGAGGATGGAAGGAAGTAATGAGCATGAGACTGATTGACGCCGATAAACTCAGTGCAAGGCTAAGTCGCAACGCAACGCCGTATTTCACGGTACCAGATATCGAAAATGCGCCGACAATTGATGCCGTTCCCGTGGTACGATGCGAAAGTTGCTGCTATGCAACATGGGCGGCATGGGCGAACAAATACTCTTGCGGTCAAGTTCACGGATTGTTGGTCTTTGGAGATCATTTCTGTGCATTCGGCAAACGAGAGAGGACGGAGGGCGAATAAAAAGCCCCTCTCGCCGCCGTAGGCGAGTTGCAACACAACCTTTGCGGCGTGGGAGGGTAGACGCACACCCAAGCCGCAAAAAACGCCACAGCGCCCCGTAAACGCGAAAGCGCCGGAAAATAGAAAAAGCCCCCTCGACAGGACGGTAAAATCCTGCGAGGGGGCTTTCATTGTGTGGGCGGCATTCAGATGGCGGGGCTGTCGATGCTGCCGTCGTCCTCCGTGTCGGTCCGGAAGTTGTTTGCCTTGGCCGCCTCAAAGGTGATCCCGCCACGCTTGTGGTCGGACTTCGCAAGCGAGAGGTAGCCGTTTGCTCCGGCGATGATGATCGCCTCACCAACGCCGGTGGCGGCGGTAAGCCATGCAGCGGCGGCGGTGTAGCCGCTTTTGATGCACAGATACATGAGGAACAGGCATTCTTGAACGATCAGCAGACCGGCCAGCATCGCCAGCAGGCACACCACCTTGCTCCATTCGACCTTGCGCTTCTTCGCGGCTCTGCGCTTGCGCCTTGCCATCAGCTCAGCCCAAACTTCTGGGCGAAGCGGTAGAGGACGGTCACCAGCTGCTCGCGGGTCATCATGTCCTCCCACATTCCGTTGAACTCATCGGAGTTGCCGCCGCGAATGATGCCGTTATCCACGGCCCATTTGCGCGCTTCCTCCGAGTAGGCGGAAGCATCGTTGTCCTGAAGCTCCTTGCGCATCTCACGCCAAAGCTCCTTGAATTTGTTGATATCCATATCGTCATCCTCCTCGTCCATGCCTGCGGAAAGCTGGGCTGTCACCTTTTCGGCGAGGTCGCCCATGCGGGCGTACATCCAGTTCCCGGGGCAGCTTTTGTTGGCAAACCAGCGGTGTACGGTCAGCACCATCTCGTCCGGCGCAGGGGTGTAGGCAAGCGTCTTGTCCTTATCCTCCAGCCAGAGCAGCTTGGTCTTGCCGTTGCGCTTGCAGATGTCGACGCAAAGCGTAATGAGCGATTTGTAAACTACATCGCGGAATGCGTACGGCTCTGCGCCATCGGACGCACATTCGATAGTCACCGCCCGCTGGTCGTTTGCATTGCTGGAGGAACACCAGGATCGGTTTTTCTCCTCGACATACATACCGATGCGGCCGTCCGCGCCGATCCCGTAATTGCAGCTCGCCTCTCTGGAGGCAGGGAGAAAGATATCTCCCAACCGCTCCACGCTGCACTGGCCCACTACGCAGTGTGGCGTGATGCGGTCGATCTTACGGGTCCTCTGCCCGGAGTGATTCGGGCTGAGCTTTGTGTAACTGACAAGAGGGCTATTGCTCATAGGTCATTCCTCCTCGGGGGCGGTATGGTCTTCCTTGCCCTCACCGGAAGGCAGCGCAGTAGGCGCCGCGTCCGCCCCGGGTGTCGCGGTAGAGAGCATATCTTTCAGCTTTTTCAGTACATCAACGGCATAGGCGGTAAAGGCTGCCAGCATAGCCAGCGATACCGCTGTCATCAGGTTTACGGTCTGCCCATCGACCTCCACTACCATCAGATCGGGGTTGAGGTACCCGGCGAAGTAGACCGCGACCAGCGCCGCTGCCACAACTGCACTCTTGATGCAGCCGTTGCGGAACTTCGTCTGATCCCATTCACCATCAATGATGGCATTGATGGAACCGAGGGCAATGTTCGCGGCGATCAGCAGCACAAGCCCTGCGGCCAGGCGGATGATCGTCATATCCAGCATGTTCATTGTGCGTCCTCCTTACTGCAAAAAGTCGTTGCTGTCCAAGCACCGGCGATATATCGTCTTGATTCGGTCGCTGGTCAGCTCTGTTACATTGTTTTCAAACTCCGGGTGATCCTCGCAGTATCGTTCGTAGGCGGCGATGTCCCGGAGCGTTTG